TGATAATTGTTTCTTTAATCCAGGTGCTTGTCCTCTGGCGTCATTGAGACTATCAGTAGCTCGTCGAAGGCTTTCTTCTGTCTGATCATACGTTGTTTTGAGAGTTTCTTGTATTTCTTCATTTTCAAGATCGATCTGCTCAATTGTATTCTCCTGCGACGTGATTTCAAGTTGCTTTTCATAAATCTTCTCATCATTAAGAGTTTTGATATCAGAGATATATTTGCGCTGAACATCAATCTTAGTTCGCACGAGATCGAGCTCATGACTCTTATCACTAATTTTGTTCTTAATATTAGCGATCTCTTCTTTAACAAGAACGTTCATCTTAGAAAAAACATTAATGTCTAAAAGATCTTCAATAACCTCTCGACGCTGATGCGCTGCCAGCTGCATAAATGGCACGAACGATGATGATCCGAGAACTACAATCTGATGAAATGATTTGTGATTGAGTTTTAGAATATTTTGTTCCAACATTTTCTGAAACTCTTTACTATGACTGCTCTCATTAAACAGTTCATCATTTTTCCAGATTTCAAAAATGTTTGGTTTAATACCACGGACAATTTTAAACGTGTTTGGTCCGATCGAAAACTCAACTTCAACCACACAGTCTTTACTGTTCACAGTATTGATCAACTGTGGTTTATTAATATTCCTGTAAGGTTTACCAAACAAACCAAATGAGAGCGCATCCAACATAGTAGACTTACCCGAACCATTATTACCAATGATCAGGGTGTTTCTATTTTTATGGAGGTCAATCTCATTGTAAAAGTTTCCAGTCGATAGAAAATTTTTCCAACGAACTTTTTTAAAATTAATCAATTAAAATCTCAACTTCAAATTTTTTGTTCATTTTAAATTCGGAAGGATGTATTTCACAATACCTCCATAACATATGCTGAACTATACCAAACTCATCTTCAACACTAACTTTAACTTTTTTATTTGCATATTTATTCGGCATAAAAGCTAAATATGTGTCATTATTGTAATAAAATACTTCCTCGCCTAAGCTAGTATATAATGATGCAAAATCGTATGTATTTTGTTGATGCTCTTTCATTATATCTTCTCTTGAATCATTTTGAGCTAAAAATAATGCGAGATGAGAAATATTATAGTCACCACCTCTACTCTTTGGATGAAAGAAGAACTCTTTCCATCTTTCTTCCCAATTAAAATTTAAATCGGGAATATAAGATTCCATCTTTTTAGCTGATCTTTTTCCTAATGAATAAACAAAAGCTTCGGGATAAACTCCCATTATTTTTCCATAGAAATACCTTTGTTGACCATGAACGATATGAAAAATATCTTTAAATTCGTCATAAAGAACTACTATTGGATCGTTCCATTTTTTATATTTTTGTAAAGCTTCATGGATAGAATAAAAAGTAGCAGCCTTTCTAAAAAAGAGTCCTAAGATAGTGGCGTCGTTTCCATATTGATACTCAAATATATTTTCAAGAATAGATTCAGTTTGTATTTTTAATTCGTCCACTAAAAACTTCTTGGTATATCCAATAACATGATTGTAAATATCGGAAACAATATCTTTGCTTTTTTGTTCTAAAGGTACGAATGGCAGTTCATTTTTTTCTAATATTAATTTTTTATGTGTGCTTAAAGAACGATCGTCCATAGAAAAATCATCATGATATAACCTAGTAATATTTGCATGATAATCTATATCTCCGATATATTCATGATGTTTAAATATACTTCTCAATTTAAAGCACCTCAAAGCTTTGCGCTTGTTGATATAGATCTCTCATATTACTCTTCAGAGTATTTTTGTCAAGGTCTGTTTGCGAAGTTTCAATATAATCATCAAGGAGAGCTTGCGTGTCATCAATAATCAACTCTCCGCTTTCATCATTAGCAACCAAAGAATCAAAGTTTTCAGCAATCTTAAGGTCATGTAGATCTTGATCCTGTAATTTATCAATAAATGTTTCGAACATTTTGGGATTAGTTTTTTCCAAAACAACAACTTTAACGAAGTGACCAGAAAAATTAGGAACCTTATTATAGTCGTATTTGGTATCTTTGTAAACTATTTTTTTAAACAAGGTGTGGGGATTATGAACAGGAGTTAATTCACGTGTTTCTGTGTCGAGAATATGAAAATACTTTTTATCATTACAATCTGACCAGAAAAATTCCAGTTGAGAGCCAAGATAGTGTACATTATCTCTGTTGCTCTTTGTATGGTAGTGGCCAGAGAGAACTGTCTCGAATCTAGAAAAGACATCTGCTTGCATACCGTGATCTGATTTAATACCACGCATCATCTCAAAACCATATAGCTCAAGATGTCCAGCCAGAATATCTGCTTTACAGTTACGAATAAATTTTAAAGACTCTTCTTCATTATCCTTAGTAATCCAAGGAAGTAAAGCAAGCCTCAGTGATTCATATTCGAGGACAGTTGGCTTTTCAATAATCGCAACCTCGTTGATAAAGAATCCGAGGAGCTCTTTGAGAGAGTTAGGATTATTGGTATCTTTATAATAAGTATCATGATTCCCAGGAATGATATCCATTCTAATACCGAGATCACGGAGAGGTTCGAGGAAATGCTTTCGATTATGGTTGAGACATTTAATATTGATTGCTTTTCTGTTGTCATAATAATCACCTAGATGCACAATCTGTTTAATATCATGTTCTTTAAGATATGGAAAAAATGTCTCACCATAAAACTTTGCTGCATTATCTAAAAAAATATCGGAAGAGTTCCGGATACCACAGTGGGTATCGTTCAATATTGCAATTTTCATTCAACTCACTTAATAATATTGGCAATCACCGTTTCAAATTGTTCGACCTTATCTGTTCGATTAGGCCAATAAATATAATCCTTTTCAGGGTTTTTCTTGAGGTTAGATAGGAGAGGTAGGATAGCATTGTAGAGCTTGTTTAACTTATCCTCATATGAAGAAGCTGTGGCCTCAGCAGTTGCTGCGCTCTCGGCTGTTTTTTGTACAACCTCCAGTTCTTCCTCATCGACGATAGTAAATCCAAAGTCAAAGATGTCGTCTGTCATTATAGCACCTTTAAAATCTTTCTTCCTTTTGCATCTTCTTTCAGATCACCATAGTAACCGATAGAAGTCATATAAAGTGTTTCTTTTTTGATTGATTTAAGCTGTTCAAGTACGGACTTCTTCTTAACACGTGCAGGAATCTTAGTTGCAGCGTTAAGTGAAACTTCACCGTAAATAATATCTGCGCTTTCAACCACTTCGATAAATTCTTTTAGCATGTAGTTCTTCATAAAAACTCCAATAAGTCTGAATCATTACTTTTTCTAATTCGTTTTTTTGGAAGCATGTCCTCTTCAGATACGTATTCATCATCGCTGTATTCGTCCATGTCTCTCATTTTATTTCGAACAGTATCAATATAACTATGAGAAATACTTTTAGCAATATCATCCTGATATTTAGGAACTTCAATTAGTTCTTCAGCATATGCGTTCTCAAATATTTCATTCTTAATGTCCTGCTGTTTTTTCTCTTTACTGATTCTACGCAGGAAGGCATAGTAACATATCTGAGTAAAATATGCAAAAGCATTTGGGTTACCGGAACGTGTAGCAGCCTCGATGTTATAGTTCTTAATGGCTTTTAAACAATTTTCGATAGCATCCATGACCATCTCTTCACGATAAGAGTATCCAATGAAGTTTGGTTTGCGGGACAGGCCATTCGCTATCTGCTGAAATCCTAATGCGATATAATTAGGAACAATCGGAACCTGCTGATCTTTTGCTTTATATTCATCACAGGTCTGAACATACTCAAACACTGCCGCAGAAAAGTCTTTATTATTAATGTAATCTGTTTTTCTCTTTGGCACTCTTTATGTCCTTTTTCATAACGAATATATTTGAAAGTATACTATAAAACTTTATACATGTCAATTAAAAAAAATGCTTGACAAAATTTAATCTGCAGTATATAATAAGAATGTTCGTTCGGGCGGGGAATATATCAATGGAAGACAACATCATCATCAGGTAAAAATTCAACGCTATTTTCTTCACCATCATCCATTTCTTCTAACGCATCTGCCAGAACAGCTTTACTATATCCAGAAATTATCTTTGGTTTTGCATTCGCAATCGAAACTATATTAAAAGGAGAAACTTGAATATTCTCAGAGTAATCTGCAGCTAAAATCCAAGGATATAAAGCTATCCCCTCTTCACTGATCTGTACTATATAAGGATTATGTAAGAACATAGAATTTTCATTATGCCCATGGATCTTCGCAATAATTTCTTCTCCAGTAGAAAATTTAATTACTTTAACCTCATTCGAATTTTTGGTCATAGTTGCACCTCATGTATCACGTAATTAAATTTTTCTCGTTTATAAATTTTTATTCGCTCAATCGCATGAAGAAGAGTATAGTTTTTCTTTTTCTTCATATGCATGTCATCAGCTATATCATAAAGAGTTGTCGCTCTACCATCTTCAGATTTTCTCAATCCCCTACCAATACTTTGTAAAACTTTTACCTGAGATTTAGAAGGTGAAGCAAAAATAATATTATGAAGATTCTTAATATTTACCCCTGTCGAGAAAGTGCCGAGTGAAGCAACAATAATAGCATCTCGTTCTTTTTCAACGATGTGACGTATTTCTTCTCTGACTTCAGCATCAACTTCGCCTGATACGAAGAAAACTTTACGGGAGTCATCAGCCTTATCCTTGATTAAATCATAAATGACTTTACCATGCTTCTCAACGAACTGAAACAATACCAAAGTATTACCATTTTGATCTAGAGCAAGATTTCTTACTAATCTATTTCGTTTGATATTCCTTACAATATAATCAATCTCGTAATGATAATCCTTATTATTTATAATATCTCTACATACTTCATTCGGATATTTAAGGATTAGTATATTAATCTTTAATTCTGCAAGAGTATCGTTGTCAATCAGATTCTTAGTAGTAGTAACTTTATATACTCTACCGAATAATCCTTCTAATACTAATTTATGAGTCTGTGTGCCGTCTAGAGTTCCTGTTGTGCCGATTCTGTATTCAGCCTCTCTCGACTTGTTCATTAAACCAGAGAGGGACTTAGCTTTAAAGTTATGCACTTCGTCACCAAAGATACATCCAAACTGCTCGAACCATGTGCTTGGAAGTTTATAGATTGATTGCCATGTTGAAATAAAAACACGTTGTGGAATATTATTCTTTGGCATACCAGAATAAATGCGATGACAAACATCGGCAGCATTAAGACCGTACTGTTCAAAATCAGAAAACATTTGCTGCACAAGAGAGGTTGTTGGCACAACAATCAAAACACGTTTGTCATAATGTTCTAGATACCACATCATTAAAATATAAATGATCAATGATTTACCAGAGCCTGTTGGAGAAAGAAGAATAGCTCTCTTCGATTTTAATGCCTGCATAATTGCATCGAGTTGGTAATCACGAACTTCGAATGGCAGATTTAGTTTTGAAATAAATTTAATAACATCTTGCGTGCGAACATCAATTTTATCCTCTGGTGTCCCGTAACGATAATCTGGTTCAAGCTCTATATTGTAGTTTCTTGGTGTTGCAAAGTCAGAGAGATACTCCCACAAACCTACTGGAAGCTCATAGTTCCGGATATTAAACAGCCTTGTTTTACCATCCCAACGACCATTTTTGTAGGATGGCATATACTTATGTCCAGGAGTTTCAAAAGCAAAATAATCATTCAGTTCACTAGCTACATGCGGCTCGCATTGAATATGTAATGCAGAATAATTTTTTTGTTTGACAATTAAATCCATATTATCCGCCAGATTCCCATCTTCTAAAATCAATCATATTTTTAATTGTAGAGTGTCTCCACTTGAGATTATTAACTATCTCTTCAAGTGTATCTATTACTGTTTTAAAGTAGGTAATTCTTTCTTCTGATTGCTGAATATCTGTATCAGCATCATAATAATGATCCATATCGCCTTTGAGAACTTTCAAACCATTAAACGGATCAAACTCCCAGCCTTTTTTCTCGATCTCCTCTGGATCCATCTTACCATTATAATATAGCCACTTATCTTTCAGAAGCGTCTTTTGATCGAGCTCTGCTCTTTTAAGTTTAAGTTTCGTGATCGAGTAAAGTTCCAAATACTTGGCGTGTAAGGATGGTGTTTTCCTAGATTCATCATCAAGATTAAATTCAGAAATTTGGCAATCATTTTTCCACATCTCTAGTATGTTTTCTAAATCAAGTTTCATAATAAAGTCCTATCAGTATAACTCTAACACTATTATACTATAAAATTAGGAAATCTCAAAGCCCGTAAATGCGAAGGATACATCAAAAGTTAAATATTCCACACTTGAAGCAATAGCACTAAATTGCAGTCCACTTAGTGATGTTGGCACACAGCCTTTATATAAAAGTTTTTTGTTTTGATTGTTATGGCTTGACAAAACAGAAACTGAAATATCTGCCAAGCTTGGTAATCTCGGAGCGGTATTACTAGACCTTGGGCCTTCTCCGATAAATTCTTCATTGATATTTTTTTCAAACCATTCATATATTTCAGTGTAAGATTTCATATCCTCATCTAGAATAAAAGAAACCGATAAGTCTCCATATGAAATAGTATCTCCAGGAAGAGCTACGTTTTCGATTCTGCGGAATGGGATTGCTGGTTGAGACATAGACACATCTGGATGATTAACAGATTGTGCGAAAAATTCCAAGTTTGGATAATTTTCTCTGTCAATTACAACTTTAAAGCCAGTAGGTTGTAAATAATTTTGATTACTTGTTAAAGCTACCATCTATCACTCCAGCAAAAAGAAAGGGTGGACCTTTCGATCCACCCTAGTATTTATAACACTTTTTTATTATTGTTATGCAGTAATCTTCAGTTATTAACCAAGAATGTTAGCAACACGGAAGATTCTGTAGTACTGGTTCGTCTTAGCGGTTGCCAGACCATCAGTTGGATTAGTACCAACGAATGGGTTGGAAACGATGCCGTAACGAGTCTTGAAGCCGATCTTAGGCTGGAAAGTGTTTTCACCAACCGCACGAACCATCGTGAGAGGCACGTATGGACAGTAGAATACACCAGCGTCGTATGCGTTCGAACCCTTGTAACCAACAGTAGCGTAGTCTGTAGTTGCATATGGGTCGATGTATACACGCATCTTACCGTTCAGTACACCAGCAAAAGTGTTGCCCGTGTCATCTACGTTCAGGTTAGTCGACATAGCAGGATTGTAGTCAAGCATACCAGAAGCTGCCAGAGCAGAAGCTACATCCGAGGAACAGATAACGAAGTTACCACGACCACGGCGAGTTTCTTTAGCGATGGTGTTAGC